GTGGCTTGTGGAAAGAAAGGAAATAAGCCATTAAGAACTGTTAAAATAACAGGTGTTCCTTATTTATCTATAAGCAGAAAACAGGCTATATTAAGGCGAAATATAAACCAGTTAGAAGCGTTAGAAATGGAGTTATTAGAATTAACTAATCAAGTGGAGGAGTACATAGAGAGTATTGAAAAGAGTGAGTTGAGGATTATGTTTCGATTTTATTTTATAGATAGTTTATCTTGCTATAAAGTAGCTGAACAGATGAATAATGCATTTCCCAAAAGACATATAAAGTACACGGATGAAAGCATAAAGAAAAGAATACAAAGATTTTTTGAAAATGTCCCCCTATGTCCCGATTGAATGTGGTAGTATGATATAAAGGCGAAAGCCGACAATCGAAACCCATACTAATAAATATAAAATAAACTTTATTGCAGAGAGCCATTACTTATTGGATAAGTAATGGTTTTTTGATGCAGAAATTTAGGAGGATGTGTGTATGGCAATATCTTTATTAGCAATTTACGTAATAATTGGTTCGGTAATAGTAATTGGGTCTTGCATTATATTTAGAAAAGATTTAGCAAGGCAGAGGAGAAGTGAAAGATGTAAAAATATTTTAATTTATAGTTTATGGTGCGTTATTTGGCCAGTAAGTATTGTAATTGAAATAATATGCCAGTATCAGATTAGGAAGAATTTAAAATACTGGAAGAAAAGAAGCGAAGTAGATTTACTGGATGCAGAAAGCAAAAGAATACTTAGAGAGCAAAACAAACAAGGAGGAAAGAAATGAAAAAGGGAAAAACTATAGAGATAAACCCATCAATAGAGTCCACATACTTATTTATGTATTTGGTAATGAATTTGACATTGACCATAGCAGGAGCGCCAACAGTGGAAATAGGTCTAAGTTATATAATATTATTTTTGCACAGAATAACAAGGCTGTTGAGTGAAAATAATAGAGTGGAGGAAAAAGAATGGGAATAGTGATGATAATAATTTACTGTTTAATTGCGATAATATTTAGCACAATGGCGGTAGAGGTTTTAAGAGAACGATTGAAAGTTTTAAAGATGTTAGCGAAGATTTTATGTATTACTCTAAGTATTATTCAAGGTATTTTATGGCCAATAACTTTAGCAGTAAGCATAGGTATCGCTATAGCGCATGTGGTTAAAAGGCAAGATAACAGAGCCTAAAGGGCATTAAAGAAGACAGGAGGTGAGCCTAATGGCAAAAGGAAAATACAAAGAATGGTTAGAGCCAGAGGGCTTGCTAAAGTTAGAAGGTTGGGCAAGAGATGGCTTAGTAGATAAGCAAATAGCTCACAATATTGGTATTTCAGAACAAACGTTAAACGAATGGAAAAAGAAGTATCCTTCATTATCTGAGTCCCTAAAAAGGGGAAAAGAAGTAATTGACCGTCAAGTAGAAAACGCTTTACTTAAAAGAGCATTAGGATATAAATACACAGAGATAACAAAAGAAAATATAGGTGGTGAGATGATTGAAGCAAAAGAAGTTGTAAAAGAAGTAGTACCAGATACCACAGCACAAATCTTTTGGCTAAAGAATAGAAAACCTGCAGAGTGGAGAGATAAGCAGAATGTAGAGTTGTCAGGCAGTATTGATAATTCAATCAAACTAAATGACATTTTAAGTCAGTTAGGCGGTGAGGGGCTTGAAGAGTAAATTCCCTTTATCACAGAAATATATAGATTTTATAAATACCGTTGAAAATGTTGATGTAGAGTTCCTAGAGGGGACTACAGCATCAGGAAAAACGACTGTAGGTGCTGGTGTAAAATTTATGCGTATGGTAAGTCGAAGCGATAAAAAATTACACATTATCGCGTCAAAGACAACAGGTACAGCAGAAAAGAATATAATACAACAAGATAATGGCATCTTAGATATACATAAGAATGCGAAGTACTATGGTAATGGTGATAAAGATTATAAAATCCCGCACATAAAATTTGAAAACAAAATCATATTTGTATTAGGTTATGATAATAAAGATAAATGGGGACTAGTATTAGGTTCACAGTTTGGTTGCGTATATATAGACGAAATTAATACTGCTAATATAGAGTTCTTGCGCGAGGTATCAACAAGAAATACATACCTGATAGGAACACTAAACCCTGACGACCCAAGCCTGCCAGTGTATAAAGAATTTGTAAACCGTTCAAGACCATATAAGAAATACATTAAGGATATACCAAAAGAAATCTTAAATGCATTAACAGAAGAGCCAGTGCTTAAATGGAGGTATTGGTTCTTTACGTTTAGAGATAATCTAAGTCTTTCGGAGGAGGATATCAAAAGGAAGATTGACGCTGCACCAAAAGGAACTAAGCTGTACAAGAATAAAATCCTAGGACTTAGGGGACGTGCAACAGGTTTGGTATTTCCTAATTTTGATAGACAGAAACACATTATACCAAAAGCAAAATTAAAACAAATGATAACGGATAAAGAAATTGCATTTAAAAAGTTTTCTGTTGGTGTAGATACAGCATACTCACAGCAATCAGAAGATACCATATCAATACTATTTCAAGGGATTACGGAAAACGATAGACTATTCATCTTAGATGAGCGCGTGTATAACAATAAAGATTTAAGAGAACCAATCGCACCATCAGACACGGTAAGGAATATTGTAGATTTTGCAAATCGAAATAAAGATGAATGGGGATTGGCAAAAGATATCTTTATAGACAGTGCAGACCAAGCGACACTAACGGAAGCGTTTAAGTATAAGCGTAATGTAGGGTGTATCTATAATTTTATACCAGCATACAAAAAAACACCGATTATAGATAGGATAACGCTTCAATTAGGCTGGATTCATCAAGGGTATTATACGGTGGTAGAGGAATGCATAGAACACATCAGGGAATTAGAAATATATAGTTGGCAGGAAGATAAGGATAATAAGCCGGAGGACAAGCACGACCATACAATAAATGCGTCGCAGTACGGTTGGTTGCCATATAAACATATAATTGCAAAAGGAGTTGAATAAAAGTGAGGTGGATGGAAAAAGTGAAGAAGAATATTAGGAGTTGGTTGAATGTGAATGAAGCACACGCAACAAATATACAAATTACAGAAACGCTTGATTACGAAGCAAACGCAATCAAGAACCGTATTTGGTATCGTGGTGATAGTGGAGAAATAGACCAATTATACACGCAGATAAATACTGGAATAGACCAATATAAGTTTTGGGCTAGTAAATCTAGTCCAGGAATGGAGATAAGAAAAATACATACAGGAGTGCCAAGTTTAATCGTGGATACACTTACAACTGTTACTCTGGCAGACCTAAAAGACTTAGAATTTAAAGAGTCTACACAACAAGAATTATGGCAGCAAATAGAAGAAGATAATAAGTTTAATAAAAAGCTAGAAAAAGCAGTTAAGGAAGTTTTGTATATAGGTGATGGTGCTTTCAAATTTTCTTTAGATTATAAACTTAGTAAATTGCCAATCGTTGAGTTTTATCCTGGTGAAAGAATAGATATAGAGTGCAATCGTGGGAGATTAGAGCAAATAACATTTAAGACGGTATATACGCACGAAAAGAAACAATATGTATTATTAGAACATTACGGATATGGTTATGTTCGCTATGAATTAACAAAGGATAATAAGGTTATAGACATTAATTCAATACCTCAAACAGAGGGGCTTATTGATGTTCAATTTGCAGGATACGATGTAAATGAAGAGGGTTCAAGAGGTGATTTTATGATGGCTGTTCCAATTCAATTTTTCGAGTCAGGAAAATGGGACGGAAGAGGACAAAGTATATTTGATAAAAAGGTGGATAGCTTTGATGCTTTTGATGAAGCATGGTCACAGTGGATGGATGCATTAAGAGCAGGGAGAACTAAAGAATATATACCAGAATCTTTTATACCAAAAGACCCAAATACAGGAGAGCCAATAAAGCCAAATCATTTTGACCACCGATTTTTCAAGCACGATAATGACAATAGAGAGGATGCAAGTAATAAAATTGAAATAGACCAACCAAATATCCCGCACGATAGTTATTTGGCTACTTACATAACCGCATTAGACCAATGCTTGCAAGGAATTGTTTCTCCATCAACGCTAGGGATTGACATGAAAAAGTTAGATAATGCCGAAGCGCAAAGGGAAAAAGAAAAGGCAACTTTATATTCCAGAAATGCGATTGTAAAAGCATTACAGGAAGTACTTCCAGAGGTAGTAAAGGTAGCGATTTCAACCTACAATGTTTTAAATAAAGCAACTCCGAGAGAAGTGGAAGTGGTTGCAGAGTTTGGAGAATATGCAAATCCTAGCTTTGAGAGTCAAGTGGAAACTATTGGCAAAGGGAAAATGCAAGGTATTATGTCTATAGAAGCAGTAGTTGAAGAATTGTATGGAGATGCAAAAGATGATGATTGGAAGATTGAAGAAATAGCAAGATTAAAAGCAGAGCAGGGATACGCAAGCGTGGAAGAGCCAAGTGTTGGTGGAGTGGATGGTGAGTTGATTGTCACGGAATAAAAATGACGATTCTTATGATTTGCGTAAAATATTTGAAGAAATAGAGTTGGAACTTGTGAAGAGTATGAGGAGAACTTTAACAAAGCATGAACTGGAGGAGGAAGAACTAGGATTTCAGTGGGAGCAGTGGCAAAGTGCAAAGTTGAGGAATTTAACAAGTTATCGAAAACAAAATGAGGAGATAATAGATGGTAGGAGTAAGGAGATAGAAGAACTTGTAAACAATACCATTCAACAAAATTATGTAAAGAATGTAATCACGAGAAAGAAACAAATAGATATCCCTAAGGATATATTAACTTTCAAGGGGAACTATGAACCCAAAGAAGAGAGTTTTTTTCACATTAACGACCAAAAGGTTAGAACGATGCAAGAAGTTGTTAATAGAGACCTAAAAAGGGGACAGAGTGCAGCCTTGCGAAGAATGAATGACATATACCGGCAAACGATATACAGAGCAGAAATGCAC